GACCGAGGCCGATGACCCTCTGGATGTGAGAGAAGAATTAGAAATCTCCGACGATCTCATCGATTCCATCGTAGAAAAACTTACAGTTGACATGGGCGCGGAGTTATCCGGCTGGGCCGGCCGCTCTAACTATGACCTGAAATGGGAGATAGAAAAAGAGATGGCCCACCGTCGCAGCACCGACGTCGAAGAAGAATTAAAAGATTTGAAGAAAGCTCACGAAGAGTTGGTTTTTGAAAGTAACCAACTCAAAGAGCGAACCGAACAATACGAGCAAGTTGTTAGAGAGTTGAGGGAGAATTTGCAAGAAGTAAATACTTCCAATGCTCGATTGCTCTACACGAACCGTGTTTTGAGAAATACCTCCTTAAATGAGCGGCAAAAAATAAAAATTGCCGAAGCTATTTCAAGGGCTGGTTCTGTAGCAGAAGCTAAGACGATATATGAGACGCTTGAAAGCGCAGTGCCGGCACAAACTAAACGTGCCCCGCAATCACTGAGCGAAGCAATCAGCCGTCCCTCTTCTGTTATTCGTGCAACTCGTAAAGAGTCAGCACAGCCAAAAGATCTATTTTTAGATCGCATGCAGAAATTAGCAGGCATAAAATAACATTTATAGGAGGTGATTTTAAAATGTCTAGTATCGTAGAAAGGTTGACAGAAGGTATTGTCAATCGTGACATGCGGGCCGAAGGCCACGCATTATTAAATAAGTGGGAGCGGACCGGTCTCTTAGAAGGGATTGAGAATGAACGCTCCAAGCAGAGTATGGCTCGCTTGCTGGAAAACCAGGCTAAAGAGCTACTACGTGAGAACAGCACAATGGCTGGTGGCAGTGTTGAGGGTTTCGCAGCCGTCGCATTCCCCATCGTCCGTCGCGTTTTCGCAGGTCTGATCGCAAACGATCTCGTTTCCGTTCAGCCAATGAGTCTACCAAGTGGTCTCATTTTCTTCCTTGACTTCACCACGTCTACCGATGGTGCTGGTCTTCCCCGTTTGGGTTGGACTGGGACTGAGGAGTCGTTGTATGGTGGTGGTGCTATTGGTTCACAGCTCACCGGTGGTGTCGACTTGACGGGAAGTTTCGCAGAAGCTGGTCCTTACGGACTTAACAATGGTTATGCTTCTCCAACTGGCTCCACAGACGGAACCGCCGCCATGGGCGCGTGGGTTCTTGTTGCTTCTGGAGTTGTTGGCGGAACAGATTCCACCCAGCTAGGAACTCAATCCCCCAAGAATCAGGCTACTCTTGATGGCTTGTGCCAGTATGACCCTGATCTCTCCGGAACATGCGTTGCTGTTGTTGAGATGACAGGTACCTCAGATGGTAATTTTGAGCAGTTGAACACAAACAACCTTGTTGGTGTTTCGTTCGGTGCCCTTGGTGAAAACGGAGCTAACGTTATGCAGCTCGTTCGTCGTTGTACCAGAATTTCTTCTGGCTCAACTGGTGATACTCCTGGCAATGCAAACTGGAAGATGACTATGGTTATTGCCCAGGTGAGTGGTGCCGTTGTATTCGATAACGGAACCCGTGATTCACTTATTGGTCAGGTAACGTGCTCTGTCGCTGATACCTATGCTCTTAACTTCCCCGTCGATGATAACTTCACCACGAGCACTGCTCTTGGTTCTGTTATTGGTACGACTGAGTGGGGACTGGAAAATGAGCAGAGGATCCCCGAGATTGATATCAAGGTGGATAGTATCGCCGTGACAGCCGTCACCAAGAAGCTCAAGGCTAAGTGGACGCCAGAGTTGGGACAGGATCTAAATGCCTATCACAACCTTGACGCCGAGGTCGAGCTTACTAGCATCCTCTCCGAGCAGATTGCTCTAGAGATTGACCGCGAGATCCTTGAGGATCTTGTTCAGGGTGCTACTGCTGGTACATATTACTGGGCGCGTTCTCCCGGCTTGTTCGTGGAACGTACTACTGGTCGAGAGATTGGTGCATCTTCGGCTGCTCCTGACTTCACCGGTACTGTGTCCGAGTGGTATGAGACTCTAGCAGAGACCATCAATGATGTGTCAGCGCAGATCCATCGTAAGACTCTACGTGGTGGTGCTAACTTCGTGGTTTGCGGACCTGAAGTTGCAAACATCCTTGAGTTCACCGCTGGTTTCCGCGCGAGCGTTACCCATGATGATGAGACTGGTTCCATCGGCGCCGTGAAGGTTGGTTCACTGTCAAAGAAATTTGACGTCTTAGTTGACCCATACTTCCCACGCTCTGTGGTTCTTGTTGGTCGTCGCGGAAGCTCTTTCCTTGAGAGTGGATATGTATACGCACCTTATGTGCCACTACAGACTACTCCCACTATCTTTGGTCCTGAGGACTTCGTACCCCGCAAGGGTGTGATGACTCGGTACGCCAAGAAGATGGTGCGTCCCGATATGTACGGTCTAGTTATCGTCCAGGGTCTACTGGGTCAGGCAGGCGCTACTAGCTAGAAAATAGCGTAGTCAAATAAATGTAAAGCCTCTGTCTTTTGACAGGGGCTTTCGTTTATCTGGTACTATTTACAGGTGAACGAATAGTTCACACCAAAGTTACTGGGTAGCCTTTTGAGCTGCCACCTAGTATTGCTGAAACAAACCAATACAGGGACATGATTATAAAAGGAGGGTTTTTAACTATGGGAACGAAAAGAATAGGACTCGCGAGAGTCGAAGCATTATTAGAGAATTTAAAGAGAGAGATTAAGCTTGGAGCAGGCACATCGCTTGGTGGCGCTAAGCGTATTGTAGAAAATGTCACTGCAGCCAAGACGCTGACAGAGGGAGATTCTGGAAAGGTGTTCACAATTGATGCAGACGCCAGCGCGTTTGATATTACGCTGCCAGCAAATGCTACAGTTGGTTGGCACGCCACCTTCCTTATGGCTGATGTTCACGGCTCTCAGGATATTGATATTGTCGCAGCAACGGCTGACACCATCGAAGGAGTCATTGTCGACGCTTCGCCAACCAACATGAACGCAGCCGACAAAATTACTTTTGTTGGAGGCACAAGCGTACTTGGCGATCAGGTTGAGATTGTCTCTACTGATGGAACAACGTGGTTTGCGAGAGCGTTTTCAGGCGCAAACGGTGGAATTACAGCTACCGGCTGATAATTAAAAATTAAGCCTATTAAGTCCCCTTCCAATTGGTTGGGGGTTTTCTTTTAAAAACCATGATCTGCTCAATTTTTTCGGCGCCAAATTTTTGAGATTTTCGTTTTTGCGAAATAGGAACTAATTACTACACTACAAAGGAGTTCCCATGGGAAAGAAAAGACGGCTGAATTCAGCCAAAGCAAAGTTTAACGCAAAACATGCTACTCATCCTCGAATGCGACATTTGAGCACTCAAGAGGAGGTTGTCGAAGAAGTCGTGGTGGTGGCAGCGTCACCAGAACCAGAAGTCGTGGTGGTAGCTGCAGCACCAAAGCCAGAAGTCGTTTTGCAAGAAGAAAAAGTTGAGGAAGCGCCGAAAGCCGCTCCAAAACGCAAGCGAACCAAAAAGGCGCCAGCAAAGCGTCGGAGAACAAAAAAAACAGCAACTCAAGACGCAACAACATAAAATAAGCTCTTCTCCATAAAGAACCCCCGCTTCCCGGGGGTTTTGTTTTATAAACTACTAATTACTGCGAGGAGAATATTATAGATGCCAGCTAGCCTTATTCCTACATCACAAACCAGCACTGTGATTTTGACCAAAACGGGATCTGTTACAGCGGTTTCGGACGCCGTTCCGTTTGGGATGTACACCGGGTCATTAGAGTTTTTAACCGGTGCCAAGGCACAAGTTGCCTATGTGTATAAAAAACTTGGAGGTGATGTAGTTGACATCGAACTGACGCCGGCAAATGTTTATGCCGCTTACGAGGAAGCTGTTTTAGAGTATTCTTACATTGTCAACCTCCATCAAAGTAAAAATGTATTAGCAGATGTTCTGGGCGATGCCACGGGAACGTTCGACCATCGAGGAGAGATAGAATCTTGCGCATTATCGTCAAGCTTGGGCGGCGACAAGGTAGCCCTCAAGTACCCAAGATTTCAATTCGAATATGCCCGTCGAATTGGCGACGGAGTAGCGTCTGCAGCTGGTTTTGGAGGCACTGTCGCACAATATTCTGCTTCGTTCACACCGAGATCCAGCCAACAAGATTATGATCTTCAAAACATAATTTCTAGTTCTGCAGCAACAGGGGAAAATGACTCAGGTGGCGCCGTTCCCTTTGAGGGGAAGGTTGAGGGCAAGCGCGTCATCGTGACACAGGTGTTTTACAAATCCCCACGCATTATGTGGCGCTTTTACGGTTATTATGGCGGTATTGGAGTGGTTGGAAACTATTCCACTTACGGACAGTTTGCCGACGACTCTACGTTTGAAATCATTCCTACGTGGCAAAATAAGCTGCAGGCCATAATGTATGAGGATTCACTTTATACGAGAACCTCGCACTACTCCTACGAGATTATAAACAATAAATTAAGGCTATACCCGGATCCTAGTTATTGGGACTTTGGAGAACTAGATCGAATATGGGTCAGATTTTATGTCGACTCAAACGCATGGGACGATGATGCTAATTACGAAGCTGGCGTAGACGGCATTAATAACGTCAATACACTTCCGTTTGATAATATTCCGTATGAGAATATTAACTCCATCGGCAAGCAGTGGATACGTAAGTACTGCTTGGCGCTGTGTAAGGAAATGCTGGGACAGATCAGAGGAAAATTTACAACTTTGCCAATTCCGGGCGATAGTGTGACCCTCAACCATTCCGAGTTGTTAGGTCAAGCCAAAGATGAACAAACCCAGCTAAGAGATAGCTTGACAGAAATGCTCAAGGAGATGGAATACACTGAATTAGTTAAGAGAGATGCTGAAAAGACAGAAGCCGCCGCAACGACCTTAAAGGGCTCTCCGTTGCCGATCTTTGTGGGGTAAACAAGAATGTCAGACAAATGGAAGAAACCAGTAGCGCCCCCACCGCCGCTTTTTCTAGGTAATAAAGAAAGAGACCTCGTTAAGCAGGTAAATGACGAATTAATAGAAAAAGTCATTGGCCAGCAGATCCTTTATTACCCCATCGACTTAGAAAGAACGAATTTTCATGAATTATACGGAGAGGCTATAAAGAAAACTTTCTTGCCCCCCGTTAGGATATATGCGTTGGTTGAATTTACAAGCTATGAGACCGATTACATGGCTGGCGTAGGAGTCGATAAATCTTGGGAAATTAATGTTCATTTCCACAAGAAAAGGCTAGAAGAGGACCAAAACATGTACATTCGCGAAGGCGATTTTGTCTTATATGGAGATTTCTTTTATGAAATCGTAAAACTATCTTATTCCAAGCAGCTATTTGGTCAGGTTAACCATCTTTTCGAAATTTCTGCAATATGTAAGAGAGCAAGGAAGGGACTATTTGATGCTACCTGATAACTTTGATTTCGCGATGCTACCAGTAGACAAAGACACTGCCACGTTAAAAGAGATTGGCATGCTGGCGTCTACTATCGAAAATATAGACTACGCAATTACTTCTTGGCTAAAAGAAGACTTAATAATAAGTACGACAACTAACGAAGGATTTATAAAAGTTCCTGTTCTTTGGCAGGTACCAGAGAGGGCTTATCAGGTTAAGTTCAAAGAAGACCTGAGAGACGACGGGGATGCCTTAAAACTGCCAATAATCAGTATCGAGCGTACCGGCATAACTAAAGATCCAGCTAGAAAGGGCGCTTTCCAGGCGCACTTGTACTCTGACAAGAAAAACGGCAGGAGCGGCCGAATGGTCATTGCTAAAAAGATCGTTCAGGACAAAACTAGGAATTTTGCAGCTGCCTCAGGGACAAGAGGAGACCAATCTGGAGCGAAAAAGCAACTTTATTATCCGAGAATTAACAAAAAAGTAGTCATCAAGAGTCTTTCCATTCCCATCCCGGTATATGTAAACCTTGACTATAAGGTTACTTTAAAATGTGAGTATCAACAGCAGATGAACACCATGTTGGCGCCGTTTATTGGCAGAACGGGGCAGATTAACGCTTTTACGATGACAAGAAATGGTCATTTATATGAAGGGTTTATCGACCAGAGCTTTGGCCACTCCAATAACGTCAACGACCTTGGAGAAGACATGAGAATGTATACATCCGAGATTACAATCAAGGTGTTGGGGTATCTTATTGGTGAAGGCGAAAGTGATGATCGACCCTTAGTTCAAATACATGAAAACGTTGTAGAAATATCATTTCCCAGCGAAGAAGCAGTTCCTGAGGGCAACGACAGTCTTTTTCTTTAAGTCAGGAACTCCTTTTGAGTTTGAAAATACTATTTAATTAACGATTGCATCATCAATTACGTATTATTTAACGAGAGGAATATAGCATGGCGGTTAAAAGTTTTAAATTTGTGTCTCCTGGGGTGTTTATCAATGAAATTGATAACTCTTTTATCCCCAAATCAGCAGAAGCCATTGGCCCTGTCGTAATCGGCCGTGCCACCAGAGGGTTGGCAATGCAGCCGGTAACGGTCCAATCTTACTCAGATTTCGTTGAAATGTTCGGAGAAACAGTTCCTGGGTTCGGCGGAGGCGATATTTCTCGTAATGGAAACCTCCAGTCCCCGATGTACGGAACTTATGCCGCTAAGGCCTTCTTGAACGCAAATGTCGCTCCTCTCACTTATGTTCGCCTTCTTGGCCAACAGTCTGCTAACAAGTCTAGCACCACCAACGATGCAGCCGCGGGCTGGAGAACTTTAAGATCGGCCCCCAAGGAGTCGGTCGACTCGGTGACGGGAGTCACCAATGGCGGCGCCTATGGTCTCTGGCTATTTACAAGCCAATCATCCACAACCAATGCAGTATCGAAAAACTTGGGCACTGCAAGTCTTGCAGCAGTTTGGTATCTTGATTCGGGTCATATTACCTTAAGCGGAACCATATATGGAGATGAAGCTATCCACCTTGCCAGCGGCGAATTGGACCTCGCGCCCACGGCGTCCAATAACATTGTTATTGGTACCGACTCAAATAATCAGTTCACAGTTGTCCTTAGCGGTACTCAGCAGGGTTCGGAAACAATTAAGTTTGGCTTTGATGACTCACAAGAGTCTTTTATTCGCGGCCGCTTTAATACCAACCCCCAATTGTCCAGTGGGTCTACTTTTTACAGTCCCGGGGCAGCGGGCTCTGGGTCAGCTAAATCTTATTGGCTCGGTGAGACATATGAACAAGAATTAAGAGATCGTGGTCTAACAACCGCTTCTCTGGGCGTCATATTCGCTCTTTATGAGGGAACTGATGGTAATACCCCGGCCAACATGAAGGCTCAAGCTTCCAAGGAAGCAAGAGCCGGTTGGTTCATTGGCCAGGACTTAGGTGCGGCTTCAGGGTGGGTCCCCCACAATTCGCAAAGATTATTCCGTCTAGTTGGTCGCGGACATGGCGAATGGCTACAAAAGAATGCCAAAGTTTCAATTTCAAATGTTCGTCGGTCAACATCGACCACAACGGATTATGGTTCATTTTCTCTCCTAATTCGTAGCATTAACGATACCGACAATAACGTGCAAGTAATGGAAAGGTTTGATAACCTCAACCTAGACCCAACGTCGCCAAACTATATTGCGCGCGTAATAGGCGATAAATATACTTCGTGGGATACAACCGAGAGGCGCCTCAAGACTTATGGAGATTACAACAACCAGTCAAAGTTTGTTTACGTAGAAATGAACAACGACGTCGAGGCAGGCGGAACAGACGCCACTTATCTACCATTTGGATATTTCAGTCCTCCACGCTTTAGAGGGGTTTATGACCTCAATAGCACCGGTGCGTTCAGTGTGACGCCGGGTGGAGGCGCCGGCGCCGGCGGCGATGGCTCCAGCCTGGCCAACACCTTCGTAACTGGCGGCATCGGAATTCCGAGTTCTCACAATGACGGTGGCGCCACTGGCACCGCCAGTGGGACTAAAGGGACCATCTACCTTTCAGGCGGAATGGGTGTGGGTGCCTCCAATGTACTGGGAGCCTGCACCGGCTCATTAGTCTTCCCGTTTGTGCGTCTACGTAACTCTGCGTCCGACGGAGGTTTAAGTGATGTAACTGACGCATACTTTGGTATGCAAACTACAAGAACGGCCACCAGCACCACTACCGATAACAGCATTGGTGACTTCCATAAACTGCTTTATTCTGGCTATGCCGGTGGCGGTGGCGCAGCTGCCACAAGCCCTTATGGCACTACCGGCGTGGAAGATTATGCATATATATTCTCGCTAGACAACATTGTTTTGAAGAGCAGCACGACCGACGGTTGGTACTATTCATCTGGTTCTAGAACGGCCGAGCGCTCCTACTCGTCATCTTCGTATGGTGACCTCTTGGACGCACAGATCAACAGCTTTACGGCTCCGTTCTTCGGCGGTTTTGACGGCTTTGATATCAAGAAGCCAGATCCACTCTATAACGCAGACATGGGCTCAACAGAGGATGGTAGCTATCGCTTCCACACTTATAAGCGCGCGATGGACACAGTTTCAGACCCAGAATTTCTTAATATGAATTTGTTATCAATACCGGGTCTTACGGTTGACGCTTTGACCACGCACGCTGTTCGGGTTTGTGAGGAGCGCGCCGATGCGCTGGCTTTGATTGACTTGCCAAATGTTTACATTCCCGCTCACGAGGCTTATAAGGCTAGCAAGGCTAACCGAATTGGCACAACCGCAGTAGGGGCAGCAAATGCTCTACGCAATAGAATAATCGACTCAAGTTATGGTTGCACATTCTATCCATGGGTGCAAACCCGCGATGATAACTCCGGAGCGATGCTCTGGGTGCCACCCTCCGTCGCCATGATGGGCGTTTTGGCCTCTTCGGAAGCCGCCTCGCAGATCTGGTTTGCTCCCGCTGGTTTCAACCGCGGCGGTCTCTCTGAGGGTGCTGCTGGTATTCCGGTCACCGGAGTAACCCAGCGCTTGACCTCAAAGGAGCGCGACACTCTTTATGAAGCCAATATCAACCCCATTGCTTCTTTCCCGTCCAGCGGAATAGTTGTCTTTGGCCAGAAAACGCTTCAGGAACGTCAGTCTGCTCTAGATAGAATCAATGTAAGAAGGTTAGTCATTTACTTGAAGAAGCAGATTTCCATTCTTTCCACCCAGATTCTCTTTGAGCAAAATGTTCAAGCAACATGGAATAGGTTTACTTCCTTAATCGAGCCTTTCCTCTCAAACGTCAAAACAAACTTTGGTATCACGGATTATCGTCTCATCCTTGACGAGTCCACTACCACTCCAGATCTTATCGATCAGAACATTTTGTACGCCAAGATTATGATCAAACCTGCCCGCGCCATTGAATACATTGCCATCGACTTTGTTATCATGTCGACGGGTGCCTCATTCGATGATTAAGATGTGGGGGATTTTTCCCCAC